AGTCATATCGGTATAGGTAAGCCATGTATCGACATAGTCTTGAATAGATACCGCTTGTTTCAAAGAAATAATTTGAAATACGTCTCATTTCTTTGATATCGCGTCTATGAATTGCACGCTCAACGGCTTCTTTATCATAAAGACGATTGGGAGATTTATGATAATTAATTAAAGTCGCAATCTCACCATTTAAAGTATTTTTTCCTACTTTAATTTTAGAAAAGTCAAGAGTGGAGGTACTTGAACTAGTATGTAGTCTGAAATCTCGTTGACGCTTTTCTTTATAAAAAGCCAAACCGCACCTCCTAATAACCGTTAATTAGATTCATTAAATAATCATAACTTAATCGGTTTTCTTCTGTAAATGGAATGGTTATCAACCTATATCCATTTTCTAAGCAGTATCTTCGTTTTAATGCGTCATTATGTTGTTGACGGAAAAGTCCTTTTTTACCACCAAATTTACTAACTGGTACATAATGTTGACGTCCATTATATTCAATAAGACAATCAATATTTCCATCATCATCAAAACAACAAAAATCAAAACGTAGATGCTTACCATTCTCTGCGGTTAAATCATCAAAAGTATATTCTTCTTCAAAAGGAATATTCCCATAGGTTAAAAATTCATGAATTTTAATTTCACCTTGGCTTGATAACATTTAACCACCTCCTCAACATCTTACGTTCTAATATATATAAATTTTACGAGGTAAGAATTATTAGATTTTGATAAAAATACTAAAAAAATTTTTTTAATGTGTAATAGGTTTTGTATACATCATAAAATCTGAAATATTGCGGCCAGAACGTTTTTTACCTTTATCTTCTTCTAATTTACAATAGTATAATCCATATATTAAAGCAGAAAATTTATCGTGTTTAATTTTTTTATTTGCGGGTTTTAAAATAATATTGGCGCCCTCAGATTCTTCAATCATATTAAGCATTTGATCTTTAAGAATATTCGTTTGAACATAAGGAAGTAAATAGTTCGCACGCTGTTCTGGTGACATCTTCTTCCCTTGTGCCTGTTGCATTAATTTATCTTTGGCAAGATTATCAGGAATTAAAAATTTAATTTTACCATTCCGCATTTGTGATTGACAATAAGCATACATTTCAGTATTTAATTGAGCATTTGCTTTCATAATATACATAGCATCATAAATTGTTTCAGGTGTTTGAAATTTTTTATATTTACGATCCTCATCATTTATAACGCCTCAGTTATATAGTACCTCATCTGTATCTGGATCAATTTGATCTGTAACGAGAAAGTCTACAAGACCTGCACCAAGACCGTTACCGTCAATAACGGCCGCACGACACTTGTATTGATTGAATAATTTCTTAAGTTTAATAGCTTGTAAACCAAAATGCTCTGCTTCAAAAGTATAAATATTAACTAATTGTTTTAATGGTACTCCTGATGGAGCCGGTGTAACTTTAAATATACAAGCTTCTGTAGTACATCCAAAACGTCCAACGTCAACACCCATTAAATAATAACCTTTTGCAGACATACGACCATTAGGTTTATATTCCGCAAGATTAAGCACTCTATGTTTATCAAATATTTCACTACTAAAGAATGCTGATTCAATGTCACCAGTTCAACGAGATTCATATTCACGATCAAAAGCAGCTTCATTAAATGTACCATCAAGCCGCAATTGAGTAACGAAATCACGATCCAAGAGACCTTCAACAACAGGGACTCTTCATGAACCACCTAATACTATTGCTTCTTTTGGACGTGCAACAGCTTGACAAAGTATTTGAATAAGTTTTTCATATGAATAAGTATTTTTATAACCAGCAGTAGTAATAAATACTTGAGATTTATTTAATGGTTCTTTTGGATCAGTTTCACCATTAACCATACGATTAACATTCATTGTAGGAACAATAACTTCATTTAATATGTCTTGATCAATACCAACGCACTCTTCCATAAGGCCACTATGAAAACGCGCACCACGAGTTTTCTCACTCGCCGCAACGTTAGATAATTGAGAACCATTCTTAAAAGAATAAGTTACACTATCTTTCGTTTGTCTTGTTGTAGCTCGTTTGCCGCGTGTATCTCATATAATTTCACGCTCCATAGCTGGAATTAAAGTGCATATTTCATCAATTTTAGATGATACGATAGATGCGGACTGTTCTTTACCGCCCGCAACAGTGAATACTTTAGCTCCTGGATAAAGAATACATTTAAGCATTAATCCCATAACAGACATAAAAGATTTAGATCAAGCACGAACAAATGTTGCATAAACTATCTTGTGCCGCATAAGACAACGAAGAAATAACCTTTGATAAAAGAATAAATGAAATCTATTGTCTGGATTTAAACTACAATAATAGTCAATTAATCTATCAGGATACATTCTTCAATATGCGATAAGCTCACGATATTTGTCGAGGTCTCGCCGCAACAACTCTTCAGATATTTCAATATCCTTTATTTGATTATTGGATACTGATAATAAATCCTTTAATGCCATTATGCATCACCACCAAGCATTTCCAAGAGACGAGTAGCTTCTTCTTCTACTTCATTGTCTAGATACTCTTGGAATTCTATCTCTTCTTGCGGCGTTACCTGGTCCGCAAGTTCTTCTTCAATAGATGTGTATAATCCCACATCAAGAGATTTTTCTTTTTCTCTTTCCGCATCTTCAAGTTTTTTGACATATGATTCAATTAAGTCACCAAGACCAAGTTCATTAGTTACAAGATTACGAATATATGCTTTCATGTCTTTAATTGTAAAATCTATTTTATCTTTAGGATACTCGTCTGGATCTGGTAATTGATCAATTAATCCACCTTCACGTTCACAGAATTGCACTAATTCTCCAATAGAGTCAAGATAACGTGTTTGGCCTTCTTTATTTTGAACCTCTGTAAATTTAGATGATTTGCGAAGAGCATCATATGATTGCTGCAATGATTTATATGCTCCTGTATCACCAACATCTAAAGCTTGATCCATCTTTAATTCAAGTTTACAAATTTGTTTAAGAGTAAGTTCGCGGTCTACATTAAGTTCATATTCATTAGCATATTTGGTATATGTTTCTTCCATATGAACTCATTCAGAAGGTTTATATACTATACCTCATTTGGTCGCAAGCATTTTCTTTTCATCTTCGGTTAATTCCGCAAGAATATCGTCTTCATTTATACCTATTTGCTCTTGGTCAAATGTATATTTGCGGCCTTGCTGTCTTTCTACTCCCCGCATAAGAGGATTGAGGGTATCAAATTCAGCTTGAGAAATTTCTCCCGCATCAAGTTTAGCTTGAAGATTCATAAATTCTTCTTGTTCATCTTCACTAGCTAAACTTACTCGTGCGGCTGCTTCTTGTTGACGTTTTTCTTCTTCTGCGGCTAAGCGTGCTGTATCTGCATAAGTAAGATTGCGGTACTGTGTCATATTCATACGCCGCAAATAACGACCAATGACTGAAGCTCCTGAGAAATTTGCGGGATTTTTATCATAAGCATTTTGAGCTTCTTCTTTTCAATCTCGCTCAATATAGGGCACATCAAATTTTTCAAGAATCCATTTAAATGTAGATGGATCTGTATTATCTATATACATAGTAAGACAGGTTTTACAAACTGGATAACGTTCATGAGTTTTCATCATGAAGAATTCTTTTTCTGCTTTTTCCCTGCCGCATTGTGTGCAAACAATTCTTTCTGGCATATATCCTTCCTCCTTTATTTTTTATTCTTTTTACGAATAGAACGACACTCCTTACATTGAGGATAATAGCCATCTTTAGAAATTGGAGAACGATCATAAAAATAAGGGCTTGCAACCTTTCATTCGCCGCACTTTGTACATTTTTTCCAATGTCCATATTCTTCTTGAGAAAAATGCCAAATAACCCATTCTTTTTGAGCTTGTTTTGCTAAAAGATTAGGGATATTTTTACGTCAAAGTGTAGAATAATACTGTTCTGAATGAACTACACCATGCCTTTGCCGCATAAGCTCAACTATTTCTTTATTTTTTAATCCATCTATTTTTCAAATAATTAAATCATAGAGAATTTCATTGTTTACTGCTGTTTGATCTGGCCCGGTTAAAGTTCTATGGACTAAATCTTCTAAATCAACGAGTAATCACCGCAAGTCACTATTAAGATCTTCATCTACTTCTTCTTTTAATTGAGCATAATAATTTAATAAGAAAGAAATATGCTCTGGTTTTAAAAGAGTTAATGTTGATTTAATATCTAGTTTACCATTTGGAAGTACTTTAATTTTTTCTTCTAAGTTTATATGTCCCATTTGCCGCATTTGCGGAGAGAGTCGTCCTGTGGTTGTTTGTTTATATGATGCTTTAATAATATAAATTTCTTGTCATGTTTCAATGATTTGTTGCTTTAATTTAAAACGTTTAGAGCTATCAGTTGTTGTATCAAAAGCTTTTTTAAGAGATTGTATAGTCCGCATTTTTTCTTGAAACCTAGGGTCGGCTAATGCTTCTTCTTCTGACACTTTTTCTTTATAATCTAATAGTTGATTTTTATCATTATTTATAAGATTATGAAAAGCATCTTCGCCACCTTCTAAGCTGTTAACAATATCTTCATATGATTTTTCTCTTTTTTTAATTATGGTTTCTCTATTTCTAGTAAGAAGGTTATGTCCTTTTGTTTGTCCTTTTTCTCTAATAAACAATATATAATCACCTAAATAATTAAGATATGTTTGTGTTAATTGTTCTTTAGGAGTGGATGCTATGACTTCTTCAACACACTTGGCTCTTTCTTTTGGTGTTTTAAGTGAATAGTCTAAATTTTTTGTCATTTGCTTCCTTTCCGATTTAAGCTTAGCTTAAATCTTTTTATTTCTATTCTTATTATACCATTGACAGAACAACACTGTCTATGACTTTTTTGGATAGAAACATAAAATTTTAAGCTATATAATATAATTTTTAGAGAGACAAATTTTCCGAAATTTGATATATTGGAAAATTTTAATATAGGAAATTTTGATTTACGCTCTTTTAAATTTAAAGTACGTTCTTTGGATTGCGAGGCAAAAGACATTTCACAAATCAATATTAAAAAATCCTGAAATTACACCCCCTGGTAGGAGTTTTATTTATCATTGCAATAACACAACAGTCT